CTAGCCAATCTGGCTTTTCTTTTTAGTGTATCTTGTAATTTTTTACTTAGAGCCAAGTCGTAACCTCTCTTTAATTAAACTTTGTGGTATTTTTTTGCCTTCTTTGGCTAATTTAGCCATACGTTTAGTTACATTGGCTAACTTGGTGCGGTTGGCGCCTTTGGTTCCTGATAAATATTTTTTAGGTAACCCTGTCTTTTTGTCTTTAGGTGGTCTACGCATTTTCATATCATCATTCCTATAATTGTGGATAAAAGAGTGCCAAGAGTAAGCAACACTAGGCCCCAAATACGATTGTCTAAGCGATCTAATCTGTCCGTAAAGAATTTCCTGTTTTCTTTGACTGAATCCTTTAGGTCATCTATGTCTTCCACAATATGGGCTAGATGATTATTCTTAATCTGCTCAATCTCTTTATGTAACTCTTTGGTTGTTACTCTTGCCATCTAAAATCCTAATAAATCTTTACATTTTTGCCAAAAGGCTTTCAAATGTTCTTTAATTTTCTTCCACATAACCTATATTCTCTCTTAATGTAGTTAATTTAGCCCTATCCTGTTGAATAAGACACGGAATATGTGTGCTGTCTCCGCCTTCTTCTGGATGACTCCATAGCCATTCTGAGGCAGTCTGTTTTTTGTTTAGTTCCTCACATTTGTCAGTTAACCAACTAACAGTTGCATTTGGAAATTTATAAACACATGCTTCGTATTTACTAACTGTAAATACTTTTCCATAAGTTTCTAGACAATTTTCATTAGTTTCTACAACTAATATTTTATCCATAAGTTTATAACTCCAAGGACACACTCCACGAATTTTAGTGAAGTATTTTACCCAGGTGCTATCCTCTTTTGCTACCTTTCCTTTTACCACGTTTTTGTTTTTTCTCTATGGCTTTTTGTAAGGCTTTAGGTAACTTTTTCTTTTGTTTAGGTGTAAGAGCCATTATCCTCTTTTCCCTTTTTTACCGCCTCTTTGAGACTTCTTCTTTTTCTTCATTCCGCCTCGTTGTCCTTTTTTACCTGGCATAATTTTCTCCTTTTAATATTATTACATAGCCGCGTCGTTTAATTTACGCCACCCTGTTCCATTATAAACACAAACTAAATTTAAAGTTGTATTAAACACTACATCTCCTGCCGCTAAACCTGTTAATGCATTTATTTCTGTAGTAGTGTAATTTTTTAATTTTAATCTGTCACCTATAATAACATTTGCAGATGTTACTATATTTGCAGAAGTTGTGAATAATCCTTCTTTTGTAATACTAGCCGCCGCACCGTCTGTATCTCTATCTGAATTAGCACCTATTTCAATTGTTGCATTGGCTCTTAATTTTGTAGCATTCTGAACAAATGTTCCATCACTTGTTGCTACAGTTTGTAATAAAGATACACCCACAGGTTGTTTTGTGCTAGGTGTAGATATTTGCATACCTGAAGGTGCTTCTGAACCTGTGCCTAAGTTAATAGGTGTAGTTAAGCCGCTGTCACTGTATAATTTATATACTCTGGAACTACTTCCTCCTGTTCTATCTACAAATACTATAGTATTGTTAAGAGATGTTAAATTAGCATTTGTAGTTCCTGTAATTAAGAATTGTGAACCGTCTCCTACACTATAACTTGCATCTGATAAAACAATTTCATCTGGATTTGTGCTACCATCATAACTTGCTACAGAAAGTGTATCATTTACACCGTGATTACCGTCTGCAAATACTTCATGTGTAATAGCATCAAAGCCAAAATCACCTGTGCCGTCATCTGGATTACTAGGATTATCATGTAACCAATATTGGTATTTAAACATACCTAAACGATCACCTGTGTCTAATACTGTTGGTGTTGTTTTGTTATTATTAGCCTTACGCATAATAAAGTCAGGACCACCACTACCACCGTCATATTCTGTCATCATGATGTCTGCTTCATTATCATCATCACATACAATGTCAATAGTTGTTTCAGGTGTTTGTGTTCCTAAACCTAAACGGTTTGTAGAAGTATCAAATGTAAGTCCTAATAGTCCTTGTCCTGCGTCTACGTCAGCATTAACTTGTAAATTACCAGTTGTTCTTATTAAACTATTACTTGTTACATTACCAGTAAATGTAGCACCAGCGGCATTTATATTTGCTACTGATGTAATGTTTGCATTTGAATTAAATGAACCGTCTGCTAAAATGTTTGCATTACCTTGCTGATTAAGTCCAATACCTAATACAGGGACAGGACTGTTAAATTCTATACTTCTATCTGGTCTATATTTTACAATAGGGAAACCAAATCCTGAGTTAGAACCTACAGCACCGTTCTCATGCACCATTATTTGTTTACCAATTGGCATAACACCATTGGAAACATTAGCAATACCACCTATACTAGTGTTACTATCTGTAAAATATTCTTCCCAGAAAGTATTTCTATATGCTGTTCCATCATGTCCTGATATATTTGCTCTGTATATTTGATCTGCAACTACGGCACCTACATGGTCACCTATTGATGTAGGAGCAGATGTATTACCTCTGGATCTTCTAAATTCTGTTTCGATACCTTCATTTGTTGCTGTTGAAGATGTTACATTAGCAAATATAGGAGCATTTAAGGTTTGATTTTCTATAACTACACCTTGTGACCAATAACCTGCGCCTCCAGTTCCTGCAATAAGTAATGAACCTGGATCTGGTCTACCTGTTTCAGGCCAGAAGAAGTCATTTCCTGCACCACCACCTAGGCCAACATCTGACATTCTAGCACCTGTAAATCCTATTGTGCCTCCTCCTGTGAATGGGAACAAACGATCACCAAACAAGGCATTACCGGCTTTTACATCGTCTTCTGCTTCAACACTATTTGTAACAAACACTGAACCTTCAATATTTGCTCTAGATGTTCCTTGTCCTACATATTCTACAGTTAATCCATTAATATTTCCAGATTCGTTATTTAGACCTGTTTTTAATTGTGTTGTTAATCCTGCATCTTCAAATAAGTTCCAAACACCGCCACCTACTGATGTTACATAATACACATTACCATTGAGGAATGTTAAAGGTGTGCCACCTGCTTGACTATGGAAAGATACTGCGGCACCATTTACTACATCTAAATTACTGCTTGGTTGGAACTGATCCTGTGAACCTGTATTTACATTACCAAAATATCCTTGAACACTAACATTAACATTGGCTACTGGTGCACCTACTAGTAAGTTACCAGTATATTCAATATTACCGGTCATTGTATCACTATCTAAGAATGCAGTTACTTCTGCATTACCATAACTAGCCGCTATACCTGTTAGTTGTGAACCATTACCTAAAATAAAACCACCACTAACATTAGCAGTTGTTGTTATGTTTGAATTACTTGTTACAGCACCTGTTAATGTTCCACCTCCGGCATTTACATTTGCAGTTGTTGTAATATTTGCATTAGATGTATATACACCATCTTTATCTATAATTATTGCCGGAAGAGCATCTTGATCAAATGCACTACCTATTGGTGTTGCAAATTCTATATCACCATTTGCACGAGCCTTAATAAATGCTGTTGGATTGTTTGATGTATCACCGTCTCTGTAATGGTATAATTGCCAATTAACAGGAACACTATTAGCACTATGCGTAGCATCTGTTAATACTTGTTCAGCAAATGCTGTTGAGAATGTGCTTGTTTCACCATCTGATTGGCTACCACCACTATCATATGCATTATGGAATCTTGAAAATAATCTTTTATTGTTTGTAACAAAGTCTGGACTTCCTTCAGTTCCTGCCGCTCTAAATGTTCTTATATCTACACCTGCTGAACTACCAGAGTTGAATTCAGTCATAAAAATTTGTGATTCGTTACTTGTTCCTCTAATATGTAATGCGGCACCTGGAGTAGTAGTTCCTAATCCTAAATTGTTTGTGGTGGTATCAAATGTTAAACCTGATAATCCACTTACATCTGTTTCTGAATTTATTTGAACATTACCTGTGCTGGATAATACACCTGTAAGTGTAGCACCACCAGTGTTTATGTTTGCAGTTGTAGTTATATTTGCATTACTAGAAATAAGTGATGTCATTGTCAAGCCATTTTCTTGTATAAATGCTTGTGCTTGAGCGTTTGATATACCACCACCACTGGCATCTGCTGGTGTAAATGAAAATACTCCACTAGTATTGTTATAACTTAATGCACCATTACCACTAGGGGAATTAGTAGTTACACTAAAACTTGTTAAACTAGGAATACCAGTTATATTACTTCCTTCACCATGTAAATGGACACCTACAATATTACCTGCGGCCGCTTCTATATTACCACCAAATGTTTTTATTAAACCATTTGTGTCTATAGTTCCTGTAGCACCTATGTTTGTTGCTGTGGATATATTACCACCTGTTATAGTTAATGCACCATCTGTAAATGTAGTAGATGTTATACTTGTTGCACCTGTTACTGCACCACCAGTAGATGAAAGTGTTCCATCAGTTAATGTTCCACCTGTAATTACTCCAGTAGCATCTATTTTACCAGTTGTTGATACATTACCATCTGCTTGAACTTGAAATGTTGTGCCTGAATCACTATCATCAGTATTCATTATACCAACTTGTAAAGCACCATTACCTCTTACCTTGAACATACTCTTGTTTACTGCTGTTCCGTCTCCACTACCCCTAACTTCCCAGCCCATTGGCACCGTGCCAGAACTAACAGTTCCGTCTACGAATACTTGAGTAGATAATCCTTCATGATAATTTGTGCCATCATGACCTTCATAGTGTATTTCACCTATTCTGTTACCACTTGCTACTGCTTGTAAAACATTTGCTGTTTCCCATGCTTTAAAGAAGTTAATTTCAGGACCTGATGTTGTTCCTCTGGCTTCTTCAATTGTTAATGTGCCATGGAATTGATCTAGACACTGAATATGTATAGCACTATCTTCTGAAGTTCCATCTAATAATGTGCCTGGTGTAGTTGTTCCTAATCCTAAGAAGTTATTTGTATTATCAAATGTTAAACCTTTTAAGCCGTTTATAGGAGTATCTGCATTTATTTGTAAATTACCTGTTGTGCTAATTAGACCGTTACTGGTAATAGTATTTGTCATTGTCAAGCCATTTTCTTGTATAAAGGCTTGTGCTTGTGCGTTAGATACTCCTGATGTAGATATACCTGTTAGTAAACTACCGTTACCTAATATATAATTACCGCTTATGTTTCCTACTGCTGTAATATTAGAATTGGAATTAAATGAACCATCTGAAGTAATATTTGCTAATGCACTTGTAAATGAGGATGTTGTGCCATCTCCATTAAATGATATAGTTCCGTCTGGTGCTAATCTTAATAAAGATTTAGCATTTCCTGTAGTTAAATCACCATTATTCCATGCAAAAAACTCTTGTGTAAGTGGCATAGTATTTGCATCAAATGATGCAACACTTTGATCATAAAATACAAATCTACCTGCTTGTCCCTGACTGAATCTTGCTTTATAGTCAGTTCCATTATGATGCATAAAGTATTCATCAAATACTCTATCGCCAGTGTTAGGACCTGCAGGTGAGGCTATTGAACCTCTACCTTTTGCGTAAACATGTTTTATACCTGCATTTGAATCTAGATATATCTCTACACCTTTTTCAAATTCAGGTTCTATTAATGTTGATGATGCGTCCTTTAATGAATAATAATTCATTTTGGCTGGAAGTGTAGAATTTATAGGGCCATGACTTGGACTTATATTACCTGCCGCACTACCAGATGTAATTCTTATTTTACCTTGTTCTTTGAAATTTAAACCTTGCGAACCGGCATTGTTAAAGTCTATATCTGCAAGTGTAGATATAGATGTTGTAAAGTCTAAACCATTACCATTAATATGTGCTACAACATCAGCATTGCCTACTAAATCTTTATATGCACTACCGTCATTACTAAACTGCCATTTATCATCTGTTTCGTTCCAACGCAATACAGTATTTGCACCTGCTTGTGGTCTGTTTATAATTATACTTGATGTTGCATCTGTTGTTGCATTAGCATTTAGTGTAATACTTTGATCTCTTACAAATAAATCTTCAACGTTTCTGTAATTTAAATTACCTGCTACTTCTATATTACCTGTAACATTTACATTACCTGTAAAGTTATGTGTTTGAGTAGCACTATTACCAAAAGATGCTACCCCAGTCATTGTTACATTACCAGAACCATTTAATCCATTGTCTTGTATAAAAGCCTGTGCTTGGGCATTTGTTAAGCCGCCTATATCTGTTGTGCTTGAAATATCTATTATATATTTAGGAGCACCACCTCTTTGATCAGTTGTAGTAGTTCCGTCTGTAATGTTATAAACTTCCTTAATTGTAACTAAATTAAATGCACCTGGATCAGTATTTAAACTATTAATACCGCCCATAAATTTAATGAATCCATTAGCCACATCTTGAGATACATTACCACCTATGTTTATATTTGAAGTAAAGTTGTGTCCGCCAGTGCTATCTTGAACCATTGTTATGGTATATTCATTCATTTTGCCTGCTCTTAAAGCATTTGGTGGATCTATGCGTTGTATGTCATCTGTAATTGTTCCGTGTCCTACTACAGCACCTAATGGCACATCACTATCAACGCCTGAAATTTGTTGGAACCCTTCAAGATCTAATATTTTGTCTGTTCCTGAAGAACCAGCACTATTAGGCCAACCTTTAAATGAACCAGCATCAACAAGCATTGAGCCGTCATTACCATCTGATTCTTTGTATAATATATTGTTTACATTGTATATTGGAACAAAACGAGATTCAAATATTAAATCTCCCTTTTCGTATTTTGTTTCTCCAAAAGCATTAGTGACTGTATTGGTAAATTCACTATCAGAATCTGCGTTACCATAACCAAACCATTGTAAAGGACTTATAGCATTAGGAATACTTGGTTGTCCGCTTTCTGTTTTAGAACCTGGAAAATTAACAATATCTATAATATCATCTAGAGTTACACCTCTATAACTTATGTTTCCGTTTGCAGTTGAATAAGATACATTGCCTTTTGCTGTTTGACTGTATTCTGCTGTTAAACCAGCACCTGCTGATATATTGGCATGACCAGCATTGAAAGGTGTTGAAGGCCAACTAGTATATAAAGTAACAGTAGAACTTCCAGGAGAAATGTTACCTACTTGTTTTGTAGTTCCATTTATGTTTGCTAAAGCAGGGTTTGTAGAATTAGCAAAAGAAATATAAGTTCCATTTGCCCATTCTTTAGGTAATTCTTGTAATAAAATAGTTGTTGGACTTAATGACCCGTTAAATTGTATTACTTCTACTAATACATTAGCAGGTTCATTTACAACATTTATTTTTTCTCTTGTTTCTAATGCACTGGGACCTGTAAATGTAAATATACCTGTTGAATTTGAGTATGTAAGGCTTCCGTCTCCACCTGTATCTGTTACACTAAAATGACTTCTAACTTCACTTGGACTTGGTCCTGTGTATGTAAACACACCACTTACATTGTTATATGAAAATGATCCATCACCACCAGCATCTACGGCACTTAATGCCTGCCTTAAAATAACATTAGAAATAGTAGCAACGTTTGCCACTGTAACATTTGTGTTAGTTGAATTTACTGTTATTGTGGAATCTGTTGTTGTAACATTAACAACATTATTAGCATTACTGGCATCAGTAACTGTGATATTCGAAGGAGTGTTAGTTACACTTATGTTACTAAATGAAACATTAGCAGTTATATCAGTCATCTAGGACTCCTATGTTAATGACACAAAAGTGGTTTCGTCTGCTGGGTCTCCTGGGACCTTACCTACTTGTGGGTCAAATCTTTCTAAAATACAATATCTATGCATATCCTGTTGAACTGGAGAATCAGTAGTTACCCATTGAAAACTTACTATTGTGCATACTACATTTGCTCTTGTGCTTGGTAGAATGTTTCCAGTATATCTGTTTTGAGGTATTGTTAATTGAACTATACCAGTAGCCGCATCTGTTGTTGTAATTAAACTATTTGAAATATTTGCTGTATTTGTAAAATATCCACTAACTGTGGTTTCTGTTAAATTAGGTTCGCCTGTAATATTGTTATATGCTACTGTATTAAGTAAAACTGATTGATAATCTGCTGAAAATGTGTATCCACTTACATCGTCACCAAAATTATATGTATAAGTTTTTTGTGTTCTTGGAAAGGCTTCGAAAAACAAAACATTGTTTGCGCCTCCTAGATATGATTTAAAGTCTAAAAATCTGCCTGACATACTTGCTCCTGTAGGATTAGATCATTGCAATTTATTGGAATGAAATTTGTATTATTGTTATATTTATCTAATATTGGATTTTCTATGGTTTTGTTGGCCATACAATATCATCAATTGTGCTGTAACTTCCGGCATCTGCAGGCAAATCTCTAAGTTGTTGCCTATAGTTTGCCCACTCTGCCTTTTTTGTGTCTGTTAATGGAGAATCAGCGGCCTGCGTCCAGTCGCTTAACATTAAATATTTAGATCTTAAGTCTCTGATGTATTGTTCTATGTTTATTGTGGGTGTTGGTTTAGATTCTATTGTATGAGTGTCTGTGCTTACATTCATGCGGTATTTGTTTACATCTGCTACAGTTCCTAAGTAAAAACCAGTATCAGGGTTATCTGACTGCATAAGAGCCTTACTTTTATCGGATAGTTGTAATACACTTTCAATATGTCCTGTAGTTTTATTGTAAATTACATATCTATTCATTAGAATACATCTCCTTTGTTGATTCTAATCATATCATAACGTATGTTTTGGAATCCAACATCTCCTGCTGGTGAATTTGATAAAGTAGTAAGTCCTTTTACTACAACATTACCACTTCTAGCACCAGTGCCAATAGTAATTTTTTTATTTGCTTCTAAAATAGTAGGTATATTTGTAAAATTTAAATTTACACTATCAAAACTTTCTGTTTGAACAGTTCCGTTTGCATATAATATGTTTACATCTGCTTGTATGCCAGCATTTGCAGTTGTGCTGGCTGGTAATGAACCTATAGGCACTATTCCGCTGGTAAAACTATAATCTCCTGGCTCTATACCAATACCAGTTGTTAAATCTAAACTTCTTACACTAAACAAATTAACAAATGTATTATTATTTGATAGACTTGTTACATCTGCAGGTTTATCTTCTATTTGTCCACCTACACTTATATTTGCTATTGCATCTCTTGTTACACTTTGTCCATATGTTTCTGCTTTAAATACACTTGCATTACCACTTATATTGTTTACACTTGTAATTGCACCACTACCGCTTACAGTATTAACATCAAATGTTAAATTATTATCAGGTGCAATACCTCTTAATACTGAACCACTTACAGTAATACTATCTGTTGATAAGTAACCACTTCCTCCATTATCAATAACAACGTCTGTGTATGTTGCTGTTGAAGGATTTTTAAATACTGTAAATATAGCACCAGAACCTGCAACGTTGGCATTTGCACTAGTTGTTAATGTAAATTGATCTACATCAGCAATAATATTATTGAATACTACAGGAGGAGGCGTAACAATTTGAGGTATTCTGGGTATTTCCACAGTTCCTTGGACACTTGTTTCCACTACACTTGGATCACTGTAAATATCTGAATTGTATTCTAATAGTGTAAGACTACATGTGGTCATACCACCTTCATTAATTAATTCTTGGTGTTTCAATACACGGAATTCTTTAGCACTAAAACCAAAATCTGTATTTGTGATATCAACAATATCACCTACATCTATTTGCATACCAGAAAAGTCTGTTTCTAACTGTATCACCATACCTTTTCTGCTTTGTGCAAGGTCTATATTTGCTAATTGGGTCGCTCTTATATTATCATTAATTAAATCAAGACGCATTTTAATAATATTGTCAGGTTCGTTAGGATTTTTGTCTCCGCTAGGTGTAGATATGGTTATACTGTTTGTTTGATCTCGTCTGTTTTGATCTGCAAATTCAACGTCTGCACCATTATATAAACTGTATAGTTCTGTGCTACTTACATTTATTTTACTAACTATGTTATCATCATTGAGACTAAACACACTGGAACTTGTTCTATTAGGTATAACTTTAAATTTACCTTGCTTAGTGTCAAACAGGAAGAATGTTGCACATGCATCACATATCTTTTTAATATTGGTTGCACAATCATTAAATGTGCTGATATAACCATTTATAGCATATCTAGGTTGTGTTACGTTTGCACCTGTATTATCTTCATATGTT